GTTCATATTCTGCGCGGATATGCCGATTCCAGAAAGCTCTTTAAAGGCAAAAGGAAACGTAATAACCTTGCCTGATGCTGAAGTTCCAGATGATACGTTTCCTTCTGATTCCAGCCTTTTACCAATTGATACTGTTGCGGTAATAGCTGAAACAACTGGAGTATCATCAATATCTGTAGTTGTTAATTGAAGTCTAAACTTAAATCCCCTAGCGGTATAGTCAGCCGCAACAAACCTTGTGAAATCAGTGAAGCTGGCTGAACCACTTGTTGGGTCATCATCTGTAGTAGCTACAAACATTTGACAATCAACTGTGTTTTGTGATGCTGGCTTCTGTTCATCATATTGTCTTCGTGAAAATGTTATATCAAATGTTGCGCGAATAGTCTGCTTTGCCAAAGCATCAAATACTGTATCAAAATCATAAGTTCCTGTGAGGCTAACAACACCATCAGGACCACCATCAAAAAGCCCAGCCGCGCTATCAAATAAACCAGAACCACTATCAAATAAAATACTTGTTGAAAGTATTAAAACATCTTCATCAGAAGGTTTGGTTACATTTGTTTTTATGCCGTTAAATGAGGGTGATTCCGTTATAGACTGTACAAATAAAAAATCAGCAGAAACAGGAGCTTGGTCAATTATTCCTATTACTTGAGCCGCCGTTGATGAACTGTTGCCATATTTATCTATGGCTACACAAAAATAAGTTCCCTGCAAAGCTGGAACAGTAACACTTGACGCTGGCCTTGGCACTTTCTTTGCTAAAGTAATCGCGCTATCAAAAGACCCCCCTGATGTTACCGATTGGTGACTAACAACATAATGAGACAAATCCTCATCAGTGACAGGAGTCCATGATAGTAAAGCATTGCTTCCTAAATAATCTAAAGTTAAATCAGAAACATTAGATGGACTTGTCGTTCCCTTGCCAGCTATAGAATGTGATATATTTGTAAAAGGTGATTTTGTTTGAAATGTGCTTATAGCCCTAGCGCGGACATCATAGGTTGCGCCAGCTTGGACATTGACCAATTCATAAATACCAGCTTTTTGAGTGCCTAATGAAGTATATGTTGTTTCGGTTGTTTTCTTCGCCTCTACCTCAAACTGATTTGCATAAACGCTTGGAGAGCTAACAGTGACTTGAAGGGTTGTAATTGCACCTTGTTGGAATGTCTGCACAATATCTTCGGCAGTAACCACTGGAGCAGGGATAATAAATGGGTCAGGCAGTGTTGAATTGTCCTCTTGGAAAACCTGTTCTTCAGCGTTCCAATCATAAACCGCGCTGTTTGTCTCTCTTAATGTTACATCAACGCCTAAATCCATACCGCCGACAATTGCAATATTCCACTCAGCTACCTCAAACACCTTATTTGAAAATCCATATCTAGGAAGCGTGACATAACAAGTATCGCCCACCGCCAGATCAAAACCCTTCATAGATAGTTGACACTGCAATACTACTTGTTGCCTGTTCCTATATAAAACAATTTTAGCAAGACGCTGTGCGCGGAAAGAATCCGTAGTATACGGCAAGCTGTAATCTAAATAACGAGTTTCTCCGTTATCTTCAGAAACAAATGTTGCTGATGTTATTTGTGGATAATCTGTAGGGGTAAAACCATTAGATTCAGGAGAATAAACACCCTTAACAGAATTATAGTTCTCCATCTGGCTTTGTGTTGCTGCAAGTTGAATGGGTCCATGAAAATCATCTTGGGTTAAAGTGATTGATGGTGTTCTGTATTCCGCAACCAATAACCGAAACTTGCCGTTTGTATAAGTTAATATGCCGCCGCATGATGTGAGCATATTTTCAATAATCTTTTTTGGAGAGTCACTGGTTTGGAATGTGCCATCTAATGTGTAGCGTTTTTGGGTTCCCCCGCTTGCTAATGTTACATTCTCATCGCATACATTAGCCGCCGTAATAAATGATGCGTCATCTATTTCATCTGCACTACAGGCCAAACCATACCTTGTATCTGTTAGATAGTCTCTTATACAAAGCGCAGAATTTCGTGAGTATGCTGTGCTTGAATCACGCGGGTCATAAACTTTTTTGCCCTCTACGATAGCTGATATATTTGGCAAGCCTTGAGGGAAAGCCTCTGCATTAAACTTTAATTGACAATACATATATGCAACGCCGCGCAACCTATGGTCTGTAGTCCACTCCTTAACCCTTTGAGTGAGGAGTGTGTCAGCGGCTTGGCTATCACTGCCGTTATGTGTGTTTATTTCTATTAACTTTGTTGTTCCGTCTAGATATCTGTCTGGAGCAGATACTTCATTGCCCTGCATTGTGAGGTTATTTTCATCTATTCTAAAGCTTACGAATTGATTTATTTCATGGGTGCAACAAGAAATTATTAAATGCAAAACGCTGTCATCTTCAGTTGTTGTTACATAAGACAAAACCCCAGAGACACGAACCTTTCCGTACACTACCCTTCTAGGTTGCGCTGGCTGTTTAATCATCTGAGTTCTGCTAGAGGCTTCGCTTACAAATTCACCATACCCGCCAAAAGTAGGTATATCTGGAACTGGTGATAAGGCCGTTAATGCGGCATTTGCTGCGGCATACACCGCTATTGATTGCAATGTGCTTAATGCACCAACTGGTCCAGCTACAAAGAACATAATTGTTGCTGCTATAAGTGTCTTTGGATTAGTGAGTGCTTTGAAAAAATTCTTAAAGAAACCCATTACTTAGCACTCCATCTAATAGATTTCTCTTGAAGACTTGATACAAAATCTAAACCCTTGTCACCTGAGAACTCTGTTTGCTGGTCAACCTGTGTGTAACGTCTAACTTTTGCCCTGTTCAAATCAACCAAACGGCTTTCGCATGAGACTTGAATATTAGCCCTTTCCCCATCGTCTGATATATTCATGGTATCCATACGACCACTGAACAAAAGATATGGGTCTGCGACTACTGCATAAGCATCGGTAATAGAGCCTAAGTAAACTTTTGCGCTTCTACCTTGGTAATTTTCGGTAAGGGCGGTTGATACTAAAGCTGAATCCAAACCATTGAAATTTACATTAAGCCCATTGGCTTGAACTGCGCCATTTTCTGTTATCGCTGATATGCCAAGTATTTCGCCTGTGCCAACAAATGTCGTACTGGCAAACGTAATGTTTCCCAGACCTGTCCATACGGTCACATTGCCGCCAGAAAAATCTAGGTCAACCGCTATGAACGGTCTTATAAATTGTGATGTGAATACGGTGTTTAACGCACTGGTTATTCCACGGCTCATTTGGCCTCCAATGCGGTCTATCCGCTAGATTTACGTCTACCGCTTTTCTTAGGGGCTTTGCCGCCTACCCAAGCCTCATTTGTATCTGGGGTGCTTTTGTCATCACCAACAAGTGTGCCATCAGCGTTTCTAGCTCTCTCAGGGGCGGTTGCCTTAGTTTCGCTAGGTTTTACTACTTTGGTTTCTTCTGCAAAGCCACCCTTTATTAAACTGTCAGCAATGGCACGTTGCCACGGCTCATCAGTAGGGAATGTATCGCCAGCTTTATAGGTAATCGGCGTTCCAATTCCATTGTGATTTGGTATAGCTTTACAAGTCCGCAAAATTTTAACTGTCATTGAAACCTCCGATAGTTAGGGACAAGGTTAGTTTATACCTAGACCTTGCCCCAATTTTTTACACGTTGTGTGCTGTAAACGCATTATCGCCAGTATGACGCGCATTTCCTTTGATAACCATTGTTCCCAACGGTGTACCTGTGGAATGTGTGCCTGTAATTGCGATTGTTGTGCGAATGTAACGCTTTCCGCCACGATACCCAACACGGTAAGTCATGCCTACTGTATCTGGATTTCCACCACTTCCAGCGGCTCCAGTACCGTCCATGATTAGGAAAACACCGTTAGCGGCAATAGTACCGTCAACAATATCAGCCTGAACACAGTCAGTATAAGTTGAGTCATCATCACTATGCTCTAACCCAATTTCAAAATTGAGGTCGGCGGCAAGTGTATCACCCTCTGCCCCAGCAGAAACGACAACAGTCGCGCTTTCATAACCCTGAAGGTCAACGCCTGTGCCGTCTGAAGCCGCTGTAGTAACAGCAACCTTATGGGATAAAGCGGTGGAGATGGAGTTTGAAAGGTCTTTCATGTCAGTTCTCCCTTACGCTGAGATTGTTTGAATGCGGAGAGCCTCTGGTAGAACTACCTGACCGCCAACACGCCTACGAGCTACATAACGAACATTTCCGCTAGTTGCCTGTGTGAATGGGTCGCGCAGAACACTAAGAGCTACACGGTCAACAACCATGTATCCGCGTGAGAAATCACCAAACGCTACTGGCTTTGCACCCGCGCTTACGTCAGCCATGTCTGGCATTTCAACGTATGGGTAGCCAAGGATAGTGTTTGGAACACCCGCTGTGAGCATCATGCCAGCTTGGAACACATACTGACCCGCAGTATCTTTAAGGCTACGGATAGCCGCCAGAGTAGTACGGTTAAAGATGAATGTTCCGTTTGTGCCGTATGGCGACTTCACTGCATGAACCAAGTCAATGAGGCCATCACCTGTCAAAAGGTTAGCGTTACCTGAGATGGTTGTGCCAACACTTGAGTTTGTGATAATGCCTTCAGGTTTGCCGACAGCATCTCCAACAATCATTGCATTACCTTCTGCTTTCGCAAACTGGTCTGCAAATTCCTGTTGCATTTCCGCTTCCAGATTGAAAACTGAATCCTCAAGCTCTTGCTCAGAAATATCAACCAAAGCATAAAGCTCATGTGTTGGGATTTCCTCAAGCTGAGTTGTGTATCCAGTTGTCTCTGAGCGAGTGCCTGTTTCAGCTACCCACTGTGCAGAAAATGTTGCTGTGCGTGATGGGATTTGGACAGACTTCTGTGAAGTTGCACGAACACGAGCGATTGACCGCATTGATGAAATTTCAGTAAGTGTCTTAATCAATTCACGAACATACTCAGGCGGAGCCAAGAAACCAGCGGCGGTATCGTCACTGACTGTAAGAGCTTTGATTTCGTGAAGCTCCATGTTTTCTTTGCCCTTGCGTAGCCACTTATCAAACATCGCTGTTTTTGTGTCTACTTGCTCAGTTGTCAGACCAGCTTCAGGACGCTTTAGAAGTGCCTCAAAGTCGTTCATCTTTTCTTCAACTTGCTTTTGCTGTTGCTGTGCAAGTGTGAGCTTTTGGTTAATGTCTTCAAAGCGGTCTAGGTCAGCTTCAATATTCTTTAGCTTTTCTGTAACCAGCGGGTCAGACGAACCCTTCTTTTCAATGTCAGCCAGACGAGCATCATTAGTAGCTTTGAACTCTTCAAAAGCTGTTGCGATACCCTCGACTGCGTTTTTGATATCATCAGACATCATCAGTCTCCTTTTAGGATTTTGGTGAGTTTTGCCATTGAATCAATGACATCCTTTTGCTCATCGCCAACCTCACGCTGGTCTAAAGCCTTAAACACGGCATTTGCCGCTACCTTTGATTCGCTTCTTGAAAGACCGCAAGCATCCCGCATGGTTTCTTCCCATTCACGAACCGTCCGTTGTTCCCCTTTGACCGCCTGAACTCTCGCTCTGGTATTCATTGGGAAGGTAACGGCACTAATCTCCATTAGGTCAACCTCTTTGAGCATACGCTTTTTGCCACGCTCATCGTAATGTGCGCCTTTTGGAGAAACCCTGTAGCCAATGGAGAGGCCATCAATGGCTCCCATCTTCATTAGCTCATAAACTTCACGGCCTTTTTGTGTACCCATAGCCAAGCGGCCTTTGACACGCAGACCTTTTCTATCTTCAATGATTTCATCAAATACGCCGATAGGCTCTTTGGCATCATGTTGATATAGGAGCTTAACGCCCTTTGCACCTTTGCTGGCAATTGACTTAGCAAACGCCCCCTGAACCATAACATCGTTTCCAAGGTCTTTGTTGCCAAAGATAGAGCCGTATCCAGAAAACACGCCCTTTTCCTCATCATCCCCGCTACTGTAAGCCTTTAGCTCTGCCTGAACATCAAGCGTTTCTGATTTCATTTCACCATCAAAGTCATCAAAAAAATCTTCGACTAGGGCTTCATCCATCACAGTCTCCTCTTTCCCGCCATCGCGGTAACTGCTCAGACAGACTGCAACCCGCTGGTCACGCTGTGAGTATTCGGCAAGCATGGCGGTATCACCTGTGCATCTTGCTATAAAATCAGACTCCGATTCACCTGAGTTTGGCTTTGGTATCGGCATCTGCTTCTCCTAGATTGTTATAATTGCATATATTCATTTATTCTTCAAGCTCATCTTCTGGGGAAACGTATAAAGTAACACATCGACAGTTTATAACATTTGCCGCGCCGCCTCTTGGGTCTCCTGTATAACCCATTCTCCAATCAATACCGCTATGAGGAACAATAAAATCTTCATCCATTTCGACCTCAACCCCATTCATGGCTGTGTGCCATGACCTTGCTCTTGCATCGGCTACCGCAACCCACCGCTTTTTTTGATTTGGAATATTTAGGCTGGCATTGATAGCGTGGTTTGCATAACTAGCGGCGGCGTGAGTTTCTGTCCTTGCTATTGTTGCGCTTCTGTATCTGCTGAATGTGCCGCGCATTGATTCAAATATGTTTTTAGCTATGACAGCAACTCCAAGCCCATCTAATTCCCCTGCTTTAATTATTCTGTTTATTTGGCGCATTGTGGTGTTTGATATTTGCGTAACTCTGATTGCTCCGTACAGCCTGATAAATTCTTTTATGATGGTATCAAATTGATTTTCTTGTTTCTGGCTTCTCAAGACACGCAGACCAAACTCATCTATGACTGATCTGTAGTGGTTGTCTAGTGTTTGCGTAAGGTCAGTAGACAGCTTTATTCCTGTGTTAATAAGCCGACCAGCCTGTTCATATTCTTGCTGACCCTTCTGCCCCACCTCTGCGAAAAGCGTTAGAAGCTGTAGACGCAACCGCCTCTCATAAGAAACGCGCAAGCGGTTTTGTTCTATAAACTCCTTGCGTACTGATATTCTAGTCCGCGATGCTTTGTGCGCTAGATTATCCATTCTTCACATATACAAATGTCATTGTGCCAGATACCGCGTCAGAACCGCTACTTGATACCGCCCTTAACTCAACGTCACTTTTTTCTGGTATTTGAATTGGTACACCAAAATCCAATTCAATAAATGAGTTGTGTAAGGTTTGCACAACCTTAGTTTGCGGCACTTCTCCGAATGGGGTGACTTTCAATCTGACAGTGGTGAATTTATTTGCGGCTGTTGTTCCTGATGACGCGCTTACTTCGTGTAAATGTGCCGTATATCCAGCGGGTACACTCCAAACAGCCATCAAGGTTTGGTTCTCGCCAATCAATATTTTGGCAAACTTATTAGCCGGAACACCTGATGATACCGTACCTGTGCCTACATACACATTTCCCTGCGGTTCATTTGATGTGACTTTAGCTCTAAAAACACGCAGATATTCGTTTGATGTATTTACTGCGGTCTGCCCATTGAGCGTTACAGTTTCACTTACCTCATCATAATTAACATCAAGACCAGAAACCATTACTGTTGTTGATGTATCTGCGGCGTTACTACTGGAAACCTTCATAACTGAGGCGGATGACGGATGGCTATATAAACCGCCTTCATCCCACAAGGTTTCTTCATCAGTACCAACTTCCGCATTGAAACCAAACTTATATTCAGTTAAATGACCGAAAAATCTACCTTGGTTGAACTGCAAACCCAAAAGAGATGGAATAGTCATATTATTCCCCTGTTTTTAATGGATGGCCTTTTGGTAACAAGTCAGTATCAAACTTGCCGCTTTTGAATCTGCCTGTACGGACTGCCGCCAAGAATACATTTACCCTTGCGTAAGCCCACTGGTCTTGGCTTGACACGCTTGGCCTTACAGATTGCGGGTTTGTATTGTAAGCCCCAACACCCCTACGGAACACGGCTTCAAGCATACGCTGCGTGACACGCTTGCCCTTCTTATCACCATGCTTGTCATTATGTTCTTTTACCTTTTCAGCAAGACCCTTTTTTACAGATTCACTGATTGGAGCTTTTTGGTCTAGCTCGTTGTGCGCTATTGGACTTTCCTGTAGCATAATATGCACTGCTTCATCCTTGCCATCACGCTCCTTGTCTAATTCAGCAGTCTTGCGCCTTGCCCATGTCTGACCACTATCGCCGCCCCACAATAGCCACGCGATTTTCCCTGCACTTGGATAGCCTTCTTCGCCCTGCCTGAAGCCTGTGGCTCTCTTGTCCACCTCATGTCGACTGAAGAAGCTGTGCATCCGCCTTACTGTTGAGGGGGAAAGTCTTTCTTTGGA